TGTACAACTTCATATCCAGCGGGTCCGGTCGTCTGAAGCGGGGCGCCAAGAAAATGCTGGGGGGAGCCGACGAGAAAGACCTTCTAAGTCTGGAGGTGCTCAGGAAACACTTTGGACTGGAAACTCCGGACGGGCCGTGGGACGAAGCTCTGGACAGGATAGCCGACGAGGACCGGGCCTACGCCACATCTCTCTTGAACCGTGGCGTGAACATCTTCGAGAAGCCAAAGATCAAACTCTCCACCATCCACGGCGCCAAGGGCGGGGAGGCCGACAACGTCCTCCTGTACCTCGACCTTTCCGGGAAGGCCATCCGCGATATGGAAAAAAATCCAGACGACGCGCACCGGGTTCTGTACGTCGGACTAACAAGGGCCAAGTCAAACCTTGTCCTAAAGCTCCCAGAAGATTCACAGAGAGGATGGGCACTATGACGCTAAGGATAACTACGGCACGCGGAGTACTAGCCAAGGCTTCGGAATACGTCGCGGGAGACAGAGCCGACGCCCACGGTCCTGCGGTAGAAAACCACGCAAACATCGCGCACCTGTGGAGTGGCTACCTTCACGACTCGCTTAAAGACGGCGTGACCCTAACTCCAGAAGACGCCGCAAATCTAATGGAACTGCTGAAGATTGCCCGACGCAAGCAGGGGAACTTCAACGCGGACGACTACGTGGACGGTGCCGGATACGCCGGAGTGGCCTTCGAGTGCGCGTACTACGAGAACGAGAAGCGTCGTTGCAACGAGGCGGGAAAACGTGATGAAGAAGAATCTTAAAAAGCCCGTCTGGGGAGTGCAGACCGAGTGGGTTCCCGTTGAGAGCCTCCCCCCCACGCCCAGCGACATAACAGAAATCGCGATTGACTTAGAGACTAAAGACCCACGCCTCAGGACCCACGGCCCTGGGTGGGCCACGGGACATGGGGACGTCGTCGGCATCGCCGTCGCGTACGACGGGTTTAACGCCTACCTGCCCATTGCCCACGAGGGCGGGGGAAACCTCGACCGGCGCATCGTCATGCGTTGGTTCGAGAAGGAAATAGCGAGCCACCCCTCTGACAAGATCTTCTACAACGCGGCCTACGACGTGGGTTGGCTCAAGCGGCTGGGCATAGACCTGAGCGGCCGACTGATCGATGCCATGCTCGCAGCGCCCCTGCTTAACGAGAACCGGTTCAGCTTTTCCCTCAACGCAGTCAGCTACGACTACACCGGGAACATGAAGTCAGAGGCCGCCCTCCGGGATGCCGCCCAGAACTTCGGCGTGGACCCCAAGGCCGAGCTATACAAACTGCCCGCCTGTTTCGTGGGGGAGTACGCCGAGGCTGACGCCCGCCTGACGTTGGAACTGTGGCGCATCTTCAAGATGGAACTCACCAAGCAAGACCTCTGGCAAATCTTTGACCTGGAGACGCGCGTCCTCCCCGTCTGCATTGACATGACGTGGCGGGGCGTCCGAGTAGACTTAGACGCCGCCGAGCGGCTAAAGCAGGAAACCCTCTCTGTCGTCAACGACATCCTGGCCGACGTCAAGAAGCAGACCGGACTTGGGGTCGAGCTTTGGGCCGCCGCGTCTATCGCCAAGGTGTTCGACCATCTGGACATAACCTATGGCCGGACCCCGACGGGGCTTCCAAGCTTCACGAAGAACTTCCTAGCGCAACACGAGCACCCCATCGCGCAACAGATATCGATGGCGAGGGAATACTCGAAGCTGGGCAATACGTTCCTGTCGAGCATCTTCCGCTACGCCGAGGACGGCCGCATCCACGGCCACATCAACCAACTGCGCTCGGAGGGAGGGGGGACAGTCACGGGACGCATCTCATGCTCCAACCCCAACCTCCAACAAATCCCTGCCCGGAACCCAGAGATGGCGGCAAAGATACGCGGCCTGTTCCTGCCGGAGGAAGGCGAGCAGTGGGCGTCTATGGATTTCGATCAGCAAGAACCACGCATCATGGTCCACTTCGCAAGCCTCACGCACAATGGCCTGACGGGTGCCGACGCCTTCGTTCACGCCTACAACACAGACCCCAAGACCGACTTCCACCAGAAGGTCGCGGACATTGCGGGCATCCCACGCAAGCAAGCGAAGACCATCAACCTCGGCATCATGTACGGCATGGGGCAAACACGGCTCGCGGAGCAACTGGACGTGACGCCGCAGGAGGCCAAGCGTCTTATGCGCGTGTACCACGAGGAGGTCCCGTTCGTTAAGGAGTTGATGGACGCCGTACAGCGCAAGGTGTCACACCGGGACAAGGGTGGCGCCGTCCGCTCCTTGCTCGGCCGCAAGTGCCGGTTCGACCTGTGGGAGCCCAACATGTTCGTGTCGGCCAGGGCCCTACCCAAAGAGGAGGCCAACATCGAATACGGCGACAACATCAAACGCGCCTACACATACAAGGCGCTCAACAGACTGATCCAGTCCAGCGCAGCGGACCAGACCAAGGAGGCGATGGCTAAGATCCACGAGGAGACGGGCAAGATACCCCTACTGCAAATCCACGACGAGCTTGCGTTCTCTGTTGCCAGCGAGAAGGAAGCCCGCGACCTCTGCACGATTATGGAGGACGCGGTAAAGCTAGAGGTGCCATCTCCCAGCGATATATCTATGGGTGGTAACTGGGGGAACCTCGCGACACTTGATATTGACCACTAGGGACGAGTCCTGTAATGTCCACCACGAGGAGACTGCAATTATGAACCCCGAAAAGTGGAAGAGCGTTGTCATAACCGTGCCTTCCTACAATAAGTTGAAGGCGTTGGCGCGGTCTGAACACCGCACGATTAGCGGACAATTCACGCACATGCTTGAAAAGATGTCTGAGGTCTCTGATCCAAAGACAACCAAAAGTGCCTCCCGCTAAGAACCCTTGGAACGACTTGAGGGAAAAAAACCCCGAGGGCCCCTATAAGAGATTTCGCCAGACATATCTGGAGTGCGACTTTTGCGGCGGCCTGACCCGTGGACGCATCTATGATTCTGATCCCTCCTCGGTGCGCTGTGGTGCGTGCCACCGGACCATAAACACGTTGTTGGAGCCATGACCGTGGACGGCGACCCTGACATCCTGAGAATAGAAAACGAAATTGCCTCGGCGCCAGTGTGGGTCGCCTACTATTTTGCAGACAGAACTGAGACACTTCTTGGAGATTCTCTTGGAAGGCCCCTGTCGCGGGCAACCCAACGCGACAATCTCCAACACATATTGACCAAGGCTCAGATCGCGAGTGCCGCGAGACGGCTTGCGTGGTCCCAGGAAAAAATGCTGCAAACGACAGGCCCCAAGGCCGGGAAGCCGATGTTCGAGTTCGCGCAGCGCAAGAATGTCTCGGAGGATGGTAGCTATACCGGCAAGACCGAGTACCTAATAAGGAGACTGACCTAACATGGCAAAGCTTCACCCCGGCGCGAGCCAAGCGAGAAGTCGTGGCGGCTCCAGCGAAAAGCACGAGGGCTTCGGAGCAAAGATGACGGCGAGCCACTTCGGCTTGGGTATCCCCCGGTCGAAGACGTGCGAGAAGGTAGGCTGCGGCTTGCTCTCCACCCGAGGAGCATATTGCGAGGAGCACGCAGAACTTTTTTATCGTGGGGCTGGCGAATAGATCGAAGCGTGTGGTAGGGTGCCCACGAGCCACCCTCCAAGGTTCAACATCTCCCGATGTGAAGAAAGACGGGCCTCTCCCGAGAGCCCGTCTTTTTTTGTGCTACTCTTGCCGGACCCCTGAGACTTGAACCTCCTGGGGTGTCGGGCCGTCCTCCCCACCGGACCCCCCGACGTAGAAGCCCCGGCGGCGCCTCCCAGCCTGCTGGGGCTTCTCTTTTATGTCCCTGCTGGCATCTTGAACCCCGGCAAGACATACCGGATCAGCGGCTCGACAGGTCGGGGAGGCTTTTCCCTGGGTATCACCCGTGGCTCCTCGACTTTTTCAGGTTCCTTTGGAGGCTCTTGGGTTGACAGAATATTCGCTCTGCGAAATAGCTCCGCCTCCAAGATCCGGACGTACTGAAGCTCGGGGCAGAGAAAAAGCAGAATGCAAATGGATAAGGTCAGTTAAAAATAGTCTCGACTTTTCGTGGAAATACCGAGAGTAAAAACTACCCCCGGAATTTATCAATAATAACGGGAAGGCTCAAGACCCCAGTCTCTTTGCTGCACGCAGCATCAGTATGCGCTCTTGACATTCGTTAATATCCCCAACAATATGGGACTATTCCGCATTAGCGGCAGACCATCGGGAGAGCGAATGTGTTCCAAACAGAACAGCGTAATGACGAACCTATCCAATATACGGGGGCGACCCACACGGCGTGGTCGCTATCCGCACTAATTAGAAATTGCGAGCGCGCACGAGACGCGGCTCACGACCCACGGTTCAGTGACATCTGGGAGGCCCACGCGGCAGCCCTCCGCGTCAAACGCAAGAAGCTGTCCTCGTGAGGCCCGCACCGGACTACACCGTCGCCGACGAACGTCGCGACATGGCCGAGGACCTCGACCACCTCATCAAAGTACGCGACATGGCCGAGGACCTGATGCGCGAGTTGAGCCACCCCATGCAAACGATCATGGGGTACAAGGCGACCAGCGCGTGCAAAATTCTTCACGGCGAGGCGCTCGACGTCATGCTGGTTGACGAACTAAACCCCACAATCCGCGCGTTGGAAAACTGAGCATGGCACTTGGACCAAAGAAGGCTTGGACCTTGGAAGAGGTTGTCGCTATCCAAGCCGCAAAGAAGACCATGACGGTTACCGAACTCATGGCGGCATACTACCTGCGGCGAGCCCAGGTTTGCTACGCACTCTACTTTTACCCAATGCCTGACAAGGAGATGAAATGAGCAGTCCCCTATCGATTGCAGTTAGTGCCGTTCTTTGCGGAAAGGGCTACACGGCCCGCGAAGCAAATTACGGCGTCAACTTCTTCAAAACAAATTCCGTAGCAATTACGAAGTCGAGCGTCATAGACTTTGCGGATCACGCGGAAATAATGATCGACCTCCTGCGCGACGGAGGTCGTGTCGGCACGACGGCGTACGAGGGCCTGGCTTACTTCTGGGCTTACAAGTACAGGTTCTGGATGCGTGGAGACGCCCACTGCAATGGCTACAAAGGCAAAAGCATCAAGAGAGCGCGCCGCGAAGTTCACGCCACGATGCTGGCCGAGCACCTCCCGCTTGACGGCGAAACGAGCCGCCACGACGAGATCGTCAATGGCGTATTTGGAATGTCCGAATACAAACAGGAGGGCAATTGACGTGGTAGTGAATGTATTCAGGCAAGCGTTTGCATATTTTGCGTTGGTCGGCAGCCTCTATCTCATGGCCTTGGTGCTGTGGGCGACGGTGGGGTCATAATGCAAACCTTCTTACCTTACCCAAGCATGGGGAAATCCGTCCGCAGCCTCGACTACCGGAGGCTCGGCAAGCAGCGCGTCGAGGCGTTCCAAATTCTCAATGCCCTAGGCGGCAAGTCCAAAGGCTGGACCAACCACCCCGCAACGCGGATGTGGCGGGGATATGAAGCAGCCCTGGGATGGTACAAAGACTTGTGCATCGAGGAGTGGATCCGCCGGGGCTACAAAAACACCATGAAGATGGAAGAGTCGCACGGGGGTCTGGTGATGCCGGAGTGGCTGGGCCGTGAGGACATCCACGCCAGCCACCGCTCTAACCTCCTGAGAAAAGACCCCGACTTCTACGGTGTGCTGGGATGGGACGAACCCCACGATCTGGAGTACGTCTGGCCCGTCCCGTGAAGTTAGCCGCCGCATTGTTGCTCGGTGGCCTGTTGGCGCCCATGGCGGCAGAGGCAAACGAGCAACAATGCCTGGCGGAGGCGATCTACTTCGAGGCGCGGAACCAAAGTCTCAAAGGCCGCATCGCCGTGGCCGTCGTCATACAAAACAGGGTCAAGGACGAGCGCTATCCACGAACGGTGTGCGGTGTAGTCCGACAAGCGAAAAGACGGGGCGGCAAGATAATACCGGGGGCATGTCAATTCTCATTCTACTGCGACGGTAAGTCAGAGCGGCCGCTGCCGGGGAAAATTGAGAGCGAAGCATGGAACGCGGCCCAAGGTCTGGCGGATCTGCTTCTGGAAAGCCGCGTCGAACTGGTGGGCATAGGGGGCGCGACGCACTACCACGCGACCACGGTTCAGCCCTCATGGGCCAAGGACATGGAACGACTGCAAACGGTGGGCGACCACATATTTTATGTACAGCGATAGCAATCCGCGCGCTGGAAAACCGGGAGAGAACTGATGGACCGAAGCCACTGGAACACGGCGTACCGCATTGGGTTAGAGGCGTTCCAAAAAATTGCGGCCGCCGGGATAGACCTCCCTACCGGAGTAGCGGCAATGCAAGCGGCTACCAGAGGTGAAGCGGCTAAAAATGAGATGATGCGGACCGATGCGATAGTCTCGAAGTTGATTAACTTCCACGCGCTAGACGGCCTGGGAGTAACTTTCACCGTGGACGACTTGGCGCACGCGGCATTGGGGTCGAACCTAGGCCAAGATCGTTGGATCAAGAAGAACTTAGGCGACAAAAAAGAGGCGGGGGAGGTGCTTAGGTGGCTCCTTGACCGCAACCACTGGCGGCCCCAGGACCTCGCTAACGCGATGGGCACTAACGGCCACAAGGTTAGGACCTACACTAGGGGTGAGAGCGCCTTCGACGCTGCGTTCTTGCTGGGCGCTTTGCACGCCATCGCTTCCTCGCCCACCGCAGGGCTTATCCCCCCTCTTACAAGAGAAGAGAACTGATGCCCCCGAAAACGCGGAAGCACGAACACATCTACACGTCCCTGTCGCGGTACGACGAGGAGACCGGAATGATTACCGCTCGGTGCGACTGCGGTGCCGAGACAGACTTGGCGGCGCTTGCGGCTCAGAGGCGGAAAATTTCGGCGTGGTCGGCCCACGGTGCTGGCGCCGTGAAGGTCGATGCCGACGAGCGAAGGATCACCGACGGTGACGACAACCACGGCGGATGGGCGATAGACGAGACCGACTAAGTTGTTGTACCAGACTTATCCCCAACTTTCTAAAAGTTATCCCCAGAAATCTTCTTAACCTGTGGATAAGTAGGTTGACTTTATGGGATTGGTCTGATAGTCTGGCATCAAGAGAAGATCGAGCAATCTTCCACCTGCTCTTTGCCATTGTGAATACGTCGGCCGCCCTCGATGCGGCACTACAACACGACTTAGGTGAGTCGTGGGCCTCCAATATCGGGAGACGTCCATGACAAAGTCATTATTCAACTCACTGCTAGGTGAGGCGCTTGGAATTTCCAAGCCGAAGACAAAGAAAAAAGATATCTACGCGACAGCCAGAGCAAAGGCCAAGCGGATTGCCAAAAAGATCGGTGCCGAAATTGAGACGTGCCGGATAGGTCGGGACATCGACTATGCGGTGTACCCACCGGAAGGCATCGAAGTAAACGGACCCATTTGTTACGACTGGAACGAAGTGCTCGAAATGGTCGAGGTCTACGAGAAGATGGGGGTCGGAGTGAAAATAACCAAAGCTATGGCAAGGTCGATTGCCAAAACCATCGACAAAGCAGGGAACCTCGACTGGGATGCGATCAGGGACCATGTAGACACAGCAACGTCAGGTGAACTCGACGCCTTCAAACTCGACATGATGACCGACTGGGTTGTCGAGGAGTGCGACAAGAAATAATCAAGTAACAACAACCACGGCTCACGGCTTTCCTAATTCCTGTAAGCGGATTGAATTTTGTGGTGATTATGGGTGGGGGATACGCTACGCGGCTAAATCTGTGTCAACCCCACCCAGGGGGGTACGCAATAATAAATCACTTGACCCGACAGAAAGGCTAGGGTCTTAGGGTACCTTGACCCCAAGCCCCAGCCCCTCGGTTGGATTAGAAAGTTAGTTGTTGGAACACAATCCAGAGTCCATAGCAGCAAACCAAAACACCGCATGGAATGTAGATCGACATTACCGTTCTGAATATAAAACGGTTGCGCCGTCTCCTGGCTCTACTGTTCATGCTTCAACCTTCTGCTTGCTGTTATCGACGACGAGTCGATCTTCCTCATCTGCATCTTCTAGCCAACTAACTAGGCCAAACTCACCAACACTTAATATGCCGATCAGTATCGGGATGTCGTAAGGATTTACCGGGCTACTGGACATATCCTCGCCGTCGTAGAATCTCCCTGCGTATCTCTCTTGCAATTCACGATCTTGCTTCCAGCGCCGCTGCCATTCAGCTTCGTGATTGAAATGTTCCGGAGACACCTTTGCGAACTTGCCAACCCTTCGGTTGATGTCGCGTGTCTGATGTTGGACCAGCGTCACACCAAGTCCTGTCGGCTGTATTAAAAATGTAACTTTCATTTTCTTATCCATTCTTAGTTAGTGGGGGCGAACACTGCGCCCGCCCCCGTTTCGTTAATCAGTAAGACTGTCGGAATAGGCTAGCCTAAGATGACGGAACACGATTGCCTGAGCCGCGTCGAGTCCCAGGCCATTGCCGAGAACCTTTCCAGCGCCGCCCGCCATTTCCTCGAAGCCACTGCTCGCGACAACCGAGGCCTTGTCCGCCTCGTCCACGATAATGTCGCCGACGCTCACGCTATGCATTTGGCCAACCGTTAAGACTTCGCCGCCCTCGTGATTGCCGAAGACGAAAGCCTCGTCGAGGTTTCTTGCTGGGATTACCGCCACCGGGACGTACATGTCCAGGCGCTTTAGAGCGCCCTTCGACACGCTGCCCTCGGGCTGAAAGCCTCCCATCATTTCGGCGGCATCGTCTGCGTTCTCGCGGTAGTCGATCTGGAAGACTCGGTAAGTTTCTTTTTTCAGCATTTTCTTATCCCTTCTTGGTTTGGTGGGGGCCAGCACCTTGCCAGCCCCCGGTTGATTGCTCAGTGAACAAACGTGGCGCGGAGCGTGTCGCAACTAACGCGATGACCCAGGACGGCAGCGCCCACACCCTTAACCGCGTGCGTTCCCTGGGGGAGGGTTCTTACCTCGACTTCGGAAAGTTTCGCCCGAGCCTCTGCCGCGACAGACGCTCTGTCGAGGAACTCAAGTTCCTCACGAATTTTCAAGGGAGCGTCCGCGATCAGGCCGTTGATGATCCCGGCACGTTTGCGCCGAGCGGCTGCGGCCTCGGCCTTATTCTCCAGCCAATCGAGGGTGAACTTGCCGAGGCGGGTATTCATTTTTAGGTTCCAGATATTAGCCATTTGATCTTCTCCAAGGTTGCTGGGGTAGCTACCCCCGTTTGTCTCTAAGCTAGGCTTAGCTTATCGATCTACACACGACTTGTCTACTACTATTAATGCACCCAGATGAGGCCAGATCAGGCCAGGATAAGGGGGTTTAGAGGAGGGGTAGGAGGGCCCAGGGGCCAGAGCCCAAGACCCAAGGCCCAGGAACCGAACCCCAGACCCGACCCGACCCGACAGCATCGAACCCGACCCGACCCATCCCGACCCGACAGCCCGACCCGACACAAAAAAAGGGCCCGCACGAGGCGAGCCCAATTTTCAGTGTGTGACCCGACTACGCAGCGCGGGCCATGTTTTGCAGGTTGGCAATCCAGACCACGGCGCGGTCCTGGCGACCCTCACCTAACGCGAGCGGGTCAGTGTTTTGCCGACGACGTACCGAAGGCATTGCTTCCGCTGTATTGCGTGGCGTTGACCATGCGGTTACAGCCGAAACGAGGGACCATAGAGTCTGACCGCGATCTTCCGACTCTTGTTCGAACTGCGACATAAGCAACTCAAGTTCGTTTCGAGGCGTCTGGAACACTGGCGAGCGTTTGTCCTCTTTCGCGTGCTCTTTTACCGCCTTGAGACCCTTTAGCAATTCGCGAGCGGTCTTCGCCGTGATCTTCGTGTCCGCCCATTTCCGGATGATATCGGCCTGCTGTTGGGCCTCCACCATCGCGGTGGCAATTTGATCGGGCGATACCCGGAACATGGTGTCTTCGGCGTGGCGGGTATGCTTCGCCTTAAAAACTTCGGCCAAACTGTTAAAGATCATCCCATTGTCACAGAAGTGATCGAACATCGCGACCGCAACACTTGTGCCGGTAGAATTGTCGTAACTATTCCGAAGGAGAATCTCAAGCGATACCTTGGTCTCATGGTGTTTGCCGAGTTGACGAATACTAAAGCAAAGATCCTTCAGAACGTAACGGACACTCCAGCGTCCGCCACTGCGTCCACCCTGGGTTGGGATAATATCCAGTTCACCATGGTATCCACCCTCGCGGATAGAGCCCTCCATCATGTCATGCGCGACCCGATTTTGGATCACCTTGTAACTAGGCGACACGGTGCCGACGCATTGGGCAGCGTCAAACAATCCCACGTGGGAAGCTTTGTTGCCCTGACCGTCGAATAGCTCCCGGCGATCAATTGGAGCGACAAAACGCGCCATGTTATCCGGGTACTGGTTCAGAACCGGGAGCCGCATGGTGGGGGCGGTGGAGGTCCAAGGTGATAGTGCTACTACGTTGGTCATTTTCGGTATCCTTTTATGTCGTGCCGGGCATATCGCCCACCCTGATAATAACACCATCCCCACACGATAAGCAACATATTCTAGCTAGAAAATAACGCACACTTCCAGGCCCATGCCCATGCCCATACCCACCATGCCCACGGACCCCATATGCCCTACCGCATGGGACCAAGTGCCCTACCAAGCCCCGACCCGACTCCCGACCCGACCCGACTATTATCCCGACCAAAAAAAAAGGCCCCGACTAAGCGAGGCCCCGACTCCCGACTCCGTAGTCGCTATAGGAACGTATAGTCATCGTCATGACGTAATAGGACGACTTCGATTCTGTGATCGACTCCGTCCAGATGGCGATAGTTAACCGGGTCGGTAGTTTCTTCCGTATCGAATCCTTCCGTTTGAATCCAGCGCATGAAAAGAGACTTCGCGCTTGCACGGGCCTCGCTTTCTGTCGCGAAAACTTGCGCGTTGCCTTGCCGCTCACCATCCTTGAACAGAAGCATAGGTTTGAATCCCATTACTTTACCCTCTCAATAATAACGTGGGTTGAGCTTTTAGGGTCATAGCATGCCATGCAATCGCGGCATTTCTGACCTGTGCAGTTTTCGTTTTCGTGCGGTTTCGAAATGTTATTGAATGCCTTATCAAACCACGCGGGCGGTTTGGTCATTATCTTGTCAACTATCGGATTAGAATAAACGAGAATGAGATTCTCCGGTTTCCCGTTCGCTTCGCAATACTGGCGGATTAGTTGGTGCCGCTTAGTCCACCAAGAAAACCGCGCTTGTGGGTTCTCGCGAATGATTCGCATTACGTTGACTACATAGTCCGCGTTGACTATCTCGCCGTGTCCAGAGATTCGGACATATTCTCCGGGCTGGAATCTTTTTCTGCCTTTGCCCGCAAGCTTAATAACATCGTCAGGATTCCAAGGTTGAGACAAAACATCCGTGTTGCGTTGCAATGCGGGAACCGTGTTAGCCCGGTATGCCTTTAGCATTTCGTGGGAATAACACGAGCGGCAAATAACGTCAGCGCGGGCGTTCTCGTACATCTTGAGGCAAAACGGGTTTGACCGTGTGTTGCTATTGATAGCCCGGAAGCTTTCTAACTTGCCCGTCATTGTCGAGGCGTAGACTTCGCGTTGCATTTGATAACCCTCCAAGGTCATTAACTACGCGAAGAGTAACACAAGCAACATGCCCGGGCAATAGTTGTTTTTGCCCTAGTTATCGCGTCGATTTGGACGAATACAACCATAGGTAGGTATATACCCGGTCCTAGAGGCCATTCCCGCCCAGTTGTTCAACCAAAGGTTGTATCCAGAACCCGACCCCGACAACCCGACCCCGACTGAAAAACCCGACCCCGACCCCGACACATCCCACCAGGGGGGCAAAAGTGTAGACCCGACCACCCCGACAACCGCAGTAACCCGCCATTCCCGACCCGACTAGGTCAGCAAGGGTGTCTATTGTTTCACGTGAAACTTGTTTGGGGGGAGAAAGGGAGAAAGAGTGGGAATTCGCTATTCCCGACCTATGGATACGACTCGACTCTCTCTATCTCTCTTATGGGTGTTTAGTTGTATTTGGGGTTACCAGGGCGGGGTTGAGCACACAGGGGATTGCTTAGGGTAGCCGCCGCTTTTTGGCGCTTCAGGTCTTAAAGATGTCTTCAGGATGTCAGGCGCTCCCCATCCATTAACATTCGTCAACATGGGGTTTTATTAGGCGCTGGGTTCTGCCGGTACAGTATCAATCAAGTTAACTCAGCAGATGTCCCATAGTATACCAATTCAGGCCAAATTGTTAAGGCTTTAGTCCTACTTGTTAAGCCGCCACACTTTTATCTCCCTAGCGTGGTTACTGGTCCGCCTCGACTTAATCCGCCTCCCGGTAAACTCCCACTCCTTACCTCGGAAAAGACTTCCAGTGGCTGGCCCCAAGCTAAACGGTAATCCCAGTCGCTTTAGCTCCCGTCCAACGTCATCAGCAGATACACACCGGTCAGGGGTCTTCAAGGCAATCCGCCTCGCTATTTCCCGTGCCTCCTCAAGAGGAGTTACC